GTAGGGCATCCTTTTTAGCACGAATGGGCAATATGCCTGGCGCTGAGATGAAAGATGGAAAGCCTACCCGACTTTTACTTTCTCTTAGAGCTTGGGGCGCAACGTCCAAGGAAGACGCAAAGGCTAAAGCCAAAGCGATCTCTAAGAGGAATAGTAAATGAGGCCAGTATCTGTCAGTAAGAATTTAACTGCTAATACAGCTACTACGCTGTATACAGTGCCTACTGGATACTATGCAAGGTGCGTCTTAATTCACGTTTGTAACACAGCTCCAAGCAAACACATTTCATTTAGTTGGTATGACGCAAGTACTGCTACATCAACTTTAATTGTTAGCGAACAAGTTTTATCAGCAAGAACAACATTAACGCTTATTTCAGACTCACAATATTTTGTGATGGAAGAAGGTGATTATTTAACCACTACTTCTGAGGCTGGCTCAACAATGTCTGTACTTGCCACATTTGAAGTTTTAGGAGCGCAAAGAACATGACCTACTTAGAACTTGTCAATGATGTTCTCACCCGTTTGCGTGAGACAAATGTTTCTACAGTCTCAGAAACTGCCTATTCCGCATTGGTTGGCAAGTTTGTCAATGATGCTAAACGTCAAATTGAAGATTCCTATAATTGGAATGTCTTAGGTCAAACAATTACAGTTACTACCACTGCTGCCACAAGCTCCTACTCATTAACAGGTGCGGGTCAGAAGTTCCGTGTTAACGATGCTATTAACACCACCAGTGTTATTACCTTAGACAACACAACTGTTGCGGACATGAACCGCAAGTTGAACTTTGGTACACCTTCACAGTCTATTCCTTCAGAGTTTTGCTTTAACGGGGTAGATGGTAGTGGAGACACAAAGATTGACCTGTTTCCCGTTCCTGATGGTGTCTATACACTGAAGTTTGATTTAACTATCCCACAGGCTAATCTGTCTGCTGATGGCACTTCAGTCAAAGTATTGGACTATTTGGTGACTCAGAGTGCCTATGCCCGTGGTTTGATTGAGCGTGGTGAGGATGGAGGCACTGCTTCTAATGAAGCGTACGCTTTGTTCCGTGGAATGCTATCTGACGCTATTGCATTGGAAAGCACTCGTTACCCTGAAGACAACTTTGTGGCGGTCTAAATGGCAGCTCCTCTACAAAGTCAAAGCATTAGCGCACCAGGCTTCTATGGCCTGAACACGCAAGACTCGCCCTTAGATTTGGCATCTGGCTTTGCTTTAACTGCTGCTAATTGTGTGATTGACCAATACGGTCGTATCGGCTCACGCAAGGGCTTTACTCTTGTTAACGCCTCATCAGGTAATCTAGGCTCTAACAATGTGGGTGTTATCCATGAGTTAGTCCAAACTGATGGCACTTTGACTGTTCTGTTTGCGGGAAACAACAAGCTATTCAAACTTGGTACTTCTAACGCAGTGACTGAGTTGACCTATGGTGGTGGTGGTTCTGCTCCTACTATCACGGCATCTAATTGGCAATGTGCATCTTTGAATGGCATAGCTTATTTCTTCCAAACTGGTCACGATCCACTCATCTTTGACCCTGCTGTTAGCACAACGACATTTAGACGGGTATCTGAGAAGTCAGGCTATGTTGCAACTGTTCCTCAAGCAAACATTGCCATCTCTGCATTTGGTCGCTTGTGGGTGGCTAATACATCTACTGATAAGGTCACTATCAGCTTCTCTGACCTGATTGCGGGTCATGTATGGTCAGGCGGTACTTCAGGAACATTAGATGTTTCTAGGGTTTGGCCTAATGGTGCTGACGAAATCATGGGTCTAGCGGCTCACAATGATTTCTTTTTTATCTTTGGCAAGAGGCAGATTCTTGTTTACTCAGGTGCTTCTACTCCCGCATCCTTGGTTCTGTCAGACACAGTAGGCTCTATTGGGTGTATTGCTAGAGATACTATTCAGTCAATTGGTACTGATGTGATCTTCTTGTCAGACTCAGGTGTTCGTTCATTGATGAGGACAATCCAAGAGAAGTCTGCACCACTTAGAGACTTGTCTAAGAATGTTCGTTCTGACCTTATTTCATCTTTGGCGGTAGAGACTTTGGCTAATCTGAAGTCTGTTTACTCAGAGAAGAATGCCTTTTACTTGTTGACTCTTCCAGTTACAGCACAGGTCTTTTGCTTTGATACAAAGATGCAATTACAAGATGGTGCTTTTAGAGTAACCAAGTGGGACTCTATTACGCCTACTTCGTTGTACTCACTCAGGAATGGTGATCTGTATATTGGTAAGAGTGGCTTTATTGGCAAGTATGGAAGTTTCTTAGATAACACTTCTACTTACCGATTAAGCTACTTCACCAACCATGCAGACCTTGGTAATGAGAATCAGATTTCTATTCTCAAACGAATCAAGGCCATCATCATTGGCGGCTCTAACCAGTTTGTAACGATCAAGTGGGGGTTTGACTTTGCTGCCAACTATTTGTCAGGCAATGCTTTTATTCCTGAACAACAGAACTACGAGTATGGTTTAGCTGAATACGGCACAGCAGAATACTCAGGTGGACTCTTGATTAAGACACTAGATGTAAATGCTTCTGGTGCGGGTAAAATTGTTCAAACAGGTTACGAAACCACTATCAACGGCACTCAACTGTCAATTCAGAAGATTGAAATTCAATCTAAGAACGGGAAAATATCATGAGTAATTACACAAAAAGTACCAACTTTGCGACTAAAGATAACCTCACGCCTGGTGATCCACTCAAGGTCGTGCGAGGTACTGAGATTGATACTGAGTACAACAACATTGCTACTGCCATTGCGACTAAGACAGATAACTCTGCTGCCGCTATCACGGGCGGTTCAATTACGGGCATCACAGACTTAGCAGTTGCTGATGGCGGTACAGGTGCTTCTACAGCGGCTGGTGCGTTGAATAACTTGTTGCCAAGCCAAACCTCTGCGGCTAACAAGTATCTCCAATCGGATGGTACTAACGCTTCATGGGATGCGGTCACTCTTTCTACTGCTGATATTACAGGAACTCTTCCTGTTGCCAATGGTGGTACAGGTGTAACTTCATCTACTGGTACAGGCAATGTAGTGTTGTCAAACTCGCCAACATTGGTGACTCCCGCATTGGGAACTCCTGCTTCTGGTACTTTGACAAACGCCACAGGATTGCCAATCTCTACGGGCGTGAGTGGTTTAGGTACTGGTGTTGCTACATTCTTGGGTACGCCCTCATCTGCTAACTTAGCTTCTGCCGTATCTGACGAAACAGGATCGGGTGCTTTGGTGTTTGCCAATAGCCCAACTCTAGTCACTCCTGCCCTTGGCACTCCATCTGCTTTGGTTGGCACGAACATCACAGGCACTGCTTCAGGTCTGACTGCGGGTAATGTCACTACTAACGCTAACTTAACAGGTGCAGTTACTTCTGTTGGCAATGCTACCTCTTTGGGTTCATTTAGTTCTGCTAACCTTTTGGGTGCTTTGACAGACGAGACAGGAACAGGATCAGCAGTATTTGCTACCTCACCTACCTTGGTGACACCTATCCTTGGAACACCTACTAGCGCAACCTTAACGAACGCTACAGGTCTTCCTATCGCTACAGGTGTATCAGGTCTTGGAACTGGTGTAGCAACGGCTCTAGCTGTCAATGTAGGCTCTTCTGGCGCACCTTTGGTCAATGGTGGTGTGCTTGGAACTCCATCTAGCGGTACTGTAACTAACCTTACAGGTACGGCTTCTATCAACATCAATGGTACTGTGGGTGCTACTACTGCGTCTACTGGTGCGTTTACTACGTTGTCTGCTACAGGTGTCACAACAGTTCAAGCGGGTTCAGCAGCAGCCCCAGCCATCACCACAGCAGGCGACACCAACACTGGCATCTTCTTTGAGCCTGATGTTATTGGGTTTAGTGAGGGTGGGGTTGAGGCTATGAGGATTGACGCATCGGGAAATGTGGGCATTGGCGGTGCGGTTACTAACGATGGTGGCTATGGAAGATGTTTGCAAGTTACTGGAACTGAAGCTGCGCTAGAGTTAAAAGCAGGAAGCGATTTTTCGTATTTAGCCCAAAACGGAAGTACGCTGCAAATTAGAAATAATGCCGCTTCGGGGGTAATGACTTTTTCCACTGTAAGCACAGAACGGATGCGTATTGATGCTTCAGGCAATGTAGGTATTGGTACAAGTTCGCCAACATCAAAATTGCAATCGCAAACATCTAGTTCGGGTTCTACTCCTAATATGTTGTCGCTTGTAAACAATACTGGTGGGGCGGCAAATGCAACTGGTGTAAAACTTTGGATGAGTGGTAGAGCAGCTCAAGCGGATGCAGACAGAGGTACTTATATAGAAGCTGTAACTACAGATACAAATAATGCTCACGCAATGGCTTTTGCAACAAGTGCTAGTGGAACTGCGCCAACAGAACGGATGCGCCTCGACTCCTCCGGCAATCTAGGCTTGGGAGTTACTCCGAGTGCTTGGGCAAGTACATTTAAAGCAGTTCAAGTTGGATTAGGTACTGCTGTATATGGTCGAACAGGTACTACAGACCAAGCAGGGTTTAGTGTTAATTATTGCTTTAATGGTACAAATCTTGTTTACATAGGAAATGGCTTTGCCAATCGTTACGAGCAAGAATCTGGTATTCATAAATGGTACAACGCCCCATCAGGGACAGCAGGAAACGCTATCACCTTTACTCAGGCGATGACTCTGGATGCGGCTGGTCGACTAATGGTGGGGACTACAAGTTCAGCAGTCAAATTTCGTGTTGAAAGCAATGACGCAGACTACATAAGTGTATTTAGAAATACAAACGCATCAGGTTATGGCTTACAAGTATTAACACAAGGAAGTGGAACAAATCTAGCTTTTCAAGTTAGAACTAATGCCGCCAACACAGATGCTTTTCAAGTTTTAGATAGTGGCAGAGTAGGTATTGGTGCAACTGCACCTGATTCATTATTACATATATTAACTCCATCATCTCATACATCTCAGGTATTGATTGCCAGAACACAAAACAGCACAACTTATACAAGTAGCGTTGTAAGTATTATTGGTGATAGGGGAACAACTAACTCTACATATAATTTACTCAATTGCTATAACAATGGTACTGCAAATCAATTTCTAGTTAGGGATTCAGGCAATGCTGAAAATACTAATAACAGTTATGGTGCAATTTCTGATGTCAAACTAAAAGAAAACATTGTTGACGCATCACCCAAACTTGCTGACCTGATGCAAGTCAAGGTGCGTAGCTACAACTTTAAAACTGCACCATCACACAAACAAATTGGCGTTGTTGCTCAAGAATTGGAAACTGTGTTTCCCGCAATGGTTGAAGAAGCAATTGACCGAGATTTAGAAGGCAATGACCTTGGCACAACAACCAAGTCTGTGAAATACAGCGTGTTTGTTCCAATGCTTATCAAAGCAATGCAAGAACAACAAGCCCTAATTACTCAACTTCAGGCTGATATAGCCACATTGAAAGGTTAAACATGACTACCACTTGGACTATCTCAACACTTGAGCGTGAAACCTCAAACGGCTTTGTAATTGTTGCCCACTGGCAAGCCACAGCAGTAGATGGAGACTACACGGCTTCCATCTACTCCACAGCATCTTGGCAAGCAGGAACACCTGTAATCCCATACGCCTCAGTTACTGAAGCAGAAGTATTGAATTGGGTGTGGGAGTCTGTTGATAAACAAGCCACAGAAGATGCTCTGGCGGCTAATATTGCTTTGCAAAAGAACCCTGTTACTGCTACTGGCACACCTTGGGGTCAAGCATGAAATTAGAGTTAGACGCAAACGAAGTGCAATTCATTATGAATGTGCTTGGTCAATTACCAACAAGTTCCAACGCCTATGTGCTTTGGAAAAAAATAGAAGAACAAGCAATAGCGCAAGTTCCTAAAGAAGCGGAGTAAACATCATGGCGTTCACAAGTCAACAAATCGTAGATTATCTGCTTGCAAATCCGAATATGTCGGATGCCCAGATTGCAGCGGCTATGCAACAATTTAGTGTAACGCCCGCAATGATGGCTGCCGCAGTTAACGTACCCGTTGAGGCTGTTAAAGAGAGATATATTGCGGCTGCACCCAACACTGAAACTGCTGAAAACATCAACAAATTAGCAAGTCAGATTCTTGCACAAGGTACAACTGAGGCATGGACAGGTGGATTGCCTCCTGAAACTGCCGCCTTGTATATGGCAAGTGATTTAGCTAAGAGTGGTGTTACAAACATTGAACAGATCACTAAAACTGATACTGGAATTGTTAACGCTATGACAGGCGAGAAGTTAGTCTCTGGTTATGGTGAAAGAACTGGTGGAAACCTTTGGTCTGGATCATACGAAGGCAAAGGTAATACTGGTTTTGGTGTTAACTTTGATGAATCTGGGAAGCCTATTTTTTACACACAAGGTGCATCTTCTAGCACTTTAAAGAATGATGTTCTTAAACTAGCGGCAGTTGCGGGTGCAATTTATGGTTTAGGTGGCTTTGATGGTTTATTAAGTGGTGCGGCAGGTGGTGCGGGAACTGCGGCTACTGTTGGTACTACTGGTTTAACTGCGGCTGAGTTGGCTGCTTATGATCTTGCATTAGGCGGTGCTGGCGGTACTGCGGGTGCTACAAGCCTTGCGGGTGCTTTGACTACTGGTGCGACTGTACCTACATTAACCAACTTAACAGGCGGTAGTGGTGTTCTTACTGGTGCGGCAGGTGGTATTACTGCTGAGTCTGTGGCGGCTAAATTAGCGGCAGATGCGGCTACACAAGCAGAACTTTTAAATGCTGGTGCGGGTGCGTTTACACCTACTTTTGTGCCTCCCGTAACTACGCCAGGATTGCTAACTCCTCCAGTTGTACCTCCAGTTGTACCTCCAGTTGTCCCCCCTGTAGTTCCTCCCGTTGTACCGCCCGTAGTACCGCCCACAGTGCCTCCCACTGGAGTGCCACCTATCGTTCCTCCAACAGGTGTTCCTCCAATTGTTCCACCAATCGGTGTTCCAACAATTCCAGACATCACAAAGTTGGTTCAATCAGGTTTAAGTGCGGCTCAGATTGCGGCTTTGTTCCAATCTACTGCACAAACTGGTGCGGGTCTTCTCCAACAACAAACATCTCGTGAAGCGGCTCAAAGAGCGCAAGCAATGATTGATGCTGAGACTGCTGCTGCCAAAGCATCTGCTCAGTTTAGACCTATTGGAATGACCACTAGATTTGGTACTTCCAAGTTTGGCTTTGATCCTACAACTGGTCAACTCACAAGCGCAGGTTACACACTAAGCCCTGAAGCTAAGAATGCTCAAGACCGCTTCCTTACTTTAGCGGGTGCAGGTTTAACACAAGCAGAACAAGCCCAACAACAGTTTGCTCCTCTTCAAACAGGCGCACAGAACTTGTTTAACCTTGGCAATCAATACATTGCTCAATCACCTCAAGAAGTTGCTCAGAACTATCTCAATCAGCAGATGGCTCTCTTGCAACCAGGCAGAGAGACTGAACTTGCTAATCTGCAAAACAGACTCCAACAACAAGGTCGTGGTGGTCTATCTGTGGCTCAAGGTGGCACTTTGGGTGCTACTACTCCTGAGCTACAGGCTTTGTATAACGCTAGAGCGCAACAAGAGGCTCAATTGGCGGCTAATGCTCAACAGTTTGGTCAACAACAAGTCCAGTTTGGTGCGGGATTGCTTGGTACAGGCGCACAGACTATGGGTC